ACCTGTGCAAAGAGAGCAAGCCGTCGATCTCTTTACCAAGACGCTTGCATCTCGAATGGACAATGTGAAACGTAAGAAGGTAGCTAATAAAGTTATGTTGTCCAGCCTGATGAAAACCTTTGACGAAGAAAATCGACACATACTGGGTCGAGGAGCTTATGAAAGGTATGCTCATAGAGATGCTGGTACACTCTGGACAGCCTATCAAGCTGCCACATCGTGGTCAACTCATACAGACAAGCCCAATACAAAAGTATTTAGAGAAGACCGGGTGCGGAAGATGTTGGCCTCGGATGCATGGCAGAAACTGGCAGCATAAATAAACAGGGGGGTGGGTTCGCTCACCCCTCTTAACTTTAAGTTAACTGATACACAACAACAGGAGAATGACAATGCGAACAATTACCATAGTTGTTGAAGGTGGTTGCGTGGTTGAAGTCGAAAATCTGCCTGACGATTGGTATTATGAAATCGATGACAGAGATATCGAAGAATGCCATGATGGACTAATTTATGTCGGCTCCGGTGGGTGGGTCACGCCCCAGATCAAACCCGATCATGAAGAAGGGGGAGCTAAGAAATGAGCAAGATGAAGTCTTGGATTATGGATATGGAAGACACAGTAGACATTGCGGTCGAGTCTGGATGTTCCTGCATTGAGGATGTAATTACATATTGTGAACGACATTATCTTGGCCATTACGATAAAACTTATGTGAAAAAATATTACAAGGACAGGCTATGGCAGTAACTCTTATTGACCACATGGGCAGTGACTTATCGGTGGTTAACGCCGCTAGGGTATCCTTTGCGAAAGTGCATAAGGAATTTAAAACTGAGGCAGATACTAAACTCATTCACTACTTGGCAAAGCATAAGCATTGGAGTCCTTTCGGACATGCCTCTCTCCAGTTTCATATTCGTGCCCCTGTTTTCGTGGCCCGGCAACTTGTAAAACATCAAGTTGGTTTAACTTGGAATGAGGTGTCTCGTAGATATGTGGACACTGAGCCAGAGTTTTATACACCAAAAGTATGGCGAGGTGCTGCCCAAGATAAGAAACAGGGTTCGTCTGACATAAAGATTAACATTAATCCAGATCATGGCGGTGGTCCTATGATGGTGGATGATTACCAGCGAGTTCTTCGCTCTGCGAAGTGGACCTATGAACAGCTATTAAAGAATGGGGTCTGTCCTGAACAAGCCCGCATGGTTCTGCCACAATCTATGATGACAGAGTGGTACTGGAGTGGTACACTATATGCATTTGTAAGAGTGTGTAACTTGCGATGTAAGTGTGACGCTCAGAAAGAAACACAGGATATAGGATGGGGCATCGACAAGTATGCTGGGAAGTTGTTTCCCATTTCTTGGACTGCCTTACGGGATACCTAAGAACACACTACACAGGAGGGACAGATGTCTTATATAATTATTCAGTTCGATCTTCTTGGGCGCTTTGAGGAGATGGATGTAATGATAAACGAGGAGGGGAGTGCATTAAAAACTTTTCAGACTGAGGAGGACGCCCAACTTTTCTTGTATCGGCACGGCTTGGAGGGTTTTAAAAATAATTTCCCTCATCAGATACGGGTAGCCCGACTTCAGTAGGCTAAAGGTTTTGGTTGACACCTTAAAGAAAAGGTGGTATTATACAAACAACAAGGAGATAGTCGATGATGGGAAGGAAGCAGAAGCTGAAGGGCGGCGATGAGTACGATGTGGTGGGCGGCTGGCGCAGGTGGTATTCTTATCTGCAACGGGCTGGATCTGTCAAATCCATCAAGAAGAAAATGAACAAGCGAGATCGCCACGATGCCAAGCTCAAGTTGCACACACGAGAAGACACATGAGGAAAGCATCAACCAAAAAGGAAAGTAACATGAGAACAAAAGGAGTTAGTATTAATACGGATCAATTTTCTGGCGAATTAAAAGTTTTACGTAAGCAAGTCATTCAGCTTAAACATATTGTGGATACTAAAAATATAACAATTAAGGAACTCAGAGAAGAGTTGGCCGATGTTAAACAGGATCGAAGTAACATCCTGTTGTGCTGGGCAGAGCCTTCTATTCCCCACCCATAAAATATTGAGAATGATAATGACATTGATATATAATATTCAAGACTATATCACACAGAAGGACGATAAACTCAGACTGTCTCATGGGTATTCTAAGTGGGGCTGGAATCTTATGAAAGAATGCGGCTATGATGTTTCAAATAGTGAGGACATAGCCCAGTTCTTTAGCGATCTGGAGGAAGATGATGCCTAAGAATCTATGGGAGAGAGAGCGGTCAGCGGTCTTCCGTAACACGTTGAACCTTTTCCTTGCGGAGGGCTACAATAAAAAAGAAGCCAAGAGGCTGGCCCGTAGAGAGGTTGAGGAGATTATGCTAGATAAGGATGATTTCGTAAAGGATATATGGGATAATCAGTTCGATGATTGTTAATCCTTGGAGCTTAATGTTAAGGAAAGAACATGGTGACATGGTTGTTGAAAATTTTAAAACGAGGAGAGAGGCGCAAGAAGAAATTAAAAACAGAAGCTCAGTTATCTTACATCTTGGAAGCAACCCTAAGGAAATTTATTATGTTGAAAGAGCAAGAAGGAAAAGGTATTCTTCTAGAGGTTTACAAAGTAGATAACAATAGAGGATTTCAACTATCCTTTGGTGACAAGTGGGTCACTATGGAAAAGATAGATAAGGTGGAGGCGCTAGTCTCCATTGAAAAGGATATAGCCGAGATGCGGCGTGAAATCTGTCAAGAAATGTTTGACTTTAGTAAAGGAAGGTTCTAAAATGCAAACGGAAAAAGCAAGTATGGGGCCATGTACCAAGTGTAATTCTTCTGACGCCCTTGCTACCTACTCAGATCATACATGGTGTTATAGTTGTCAAACTTACGGAAGTGTCGGAGATGAAATTGAAACTGAACGTAAGGTAATTCCAATGAACAAGGGGCACAAGCGTACATTTAAAACAGCAGACATTACTGACCGAAAAATTACAGCCGAAACATGTAAGAAGTATGGGGTCACTGTGGCTTTTGAGGGTCAGGTTATTGTTGAACACAAGTATGATTACTATGATAAGGATGGAACGTATAAAGCAAGCAAGTACCGAAGCACTAAAGTTAAAGACTTCTGGTCTGAAGGACCATTAAGTGAGTGTGGTCTGTTTGGGCAGCAAATCTTTGGTCAGTCACAAAAGTATATCACTGTATGTGAGGGCGAGCTTGATGCAATGAGCGCCTTCCAACTTACAGGATCTAAATACCCCTCTGTATCTATCAAGAACGGAGCTGGAGCAGCCCTGAAGAATTGCAAGCAGTCACTGGACTATCTGAATAAGTTTGGTACAGTAGTTCTTTGTTTTGATAATGATGCCCAAGGCACTGCCGCCAGTATAGAGGTGGCTCAATTATTCGAACCCAATAAATGCAAGATTATGTATCTTGAAATGAAAGACGCCAATGAGTATTTGAAAACGGGTCAGTCCGAAAAGTTTGTACGATCATGGTGGGGCGCAAGAGAATATACCCCCGCTGGTATTATCAATCTAGCAGACCTAGGAGATAGTCTGTATGACGAAACGTACCATGAGACTTGCCCCTATCCTTGGGATAAACTAAACGAGAAGACCTACGGTATGCGTACCGGAGAGCTGGTCACCTTCACTTCTGGTGCTGGTATGGGTAAGAGCAGTGTCATGCGTGAACTAATGCATCATATCATGGGAAGTACCTTAGACAATATTGGGCTACTTGCTCTGGAGGAGAGTACACGCAGCACAACATTTAATATCATGAGTGTTGAGGCTGGTGCCAGATTATATATAAAAGAAATACGAGATCAATACACCCCGGAACAGTTGAAGGAGTGGCAAGATAAGACAGTAGGCAACAGAAGGTTCTTTGCCTTTGATCACTTTGGAAGTATAGGCAACAACGAGATCCTTGATCGTGTACGCTATATGGCAAAGGCTCTGGATTGTAAATGGATTTTTCTGGATCACTTGTCTATCTTGGTGTCAGGACAGGAAGACTTTGGAGATGAGCGTAAGTCTATTGATGTATTGATGACCAAGCTGCGTTCTCTGGTTGAGGAGACGGGGATAGCGTTGCTGCTTGTCAGCCACCTTCGCAGACCGGGAGGTGATCGGGGACACGAGGAGGGGAGGGAGGTGTCGCTCTCGCATCTGCGTGGCTCTGCCAGCATTGCACATCTAAGTGATAGTGTCATAGCTCTGGAGCGCAACCAGCAAGCAGAGGATGAGGTGGAAGCCAACACAACCACCTTGCGTATCTTGAAGAACAGATATACTGGAGACACAGGTGTTGCTTGCCACTTGCATTATGATAAAGAAACTGGTAGAATGACACAGATTGATAACCCATTTCTGGAGGAAGAAGAATGATTATAGAAATAAATGGTAGACCTATATGTGATTTGTGTGGTTACGAGTGGTCTGCTATGTTAGGAGATGATGAAATTCCAACTCAGCACCGTTGCGAGGATGGGCATCTGGGCTGTGATGGCTGGCCTAATTGTGATACGGAGCCTGACCTCTGTTCTAACAATGGCCATCGGTCCCAATTTGTGGGGCACAAAGATTAAAGGAATGAAGTAATGACAGTTAGAAAACCATTTGATAAAGCACTCTACGATGTGGCCGACACCAAAGCTAAGAAGCATATGGTGGGCTGGCTTAAGGAACAAGGCTACACTAACATAGCGACGAACGAGACACATTACTTTGATATTATATGCACAGTAGATGACCTTCCAAGATTGCTCTATGAAGTAGAGATTAAATATTCTTGGAAAGGAGATTGGCCTGACTCTTGGAGAGAGAT